GCTGGCGGAGCTGAGTGTTGATGAAGTTAAACGCGTGGTTGGACCTGGTGCAGTATGGCCCGATATGTCGAGGGACGAGATCATGGCAGAAGTATTCTTGCAGATTGAAGCAGGCAGCACCGGAAAGCCGAATAGGGCGGCGGAGCTGCGTAACATTGAGAGAATCATCCCATTCTTGATACAGATCCCTGGTATCGATCCATCGTTCCTGGCGCGTGAGTTGCTGAAGCGATTGGATGACAAACTGGATTTTAACCAGGCGATTGTGGAACAGATTCCATCGATTGTTGCAATGAACCAGGCACAGAACATGGGCGCAGGAAGCGCCAACGCACCACAGTTGCAAGGCGGTCAGGGACGTAATAACGCACCGATGCCGAGGCAAGTGGCAGGAGCTGGTCAAGCCCCAATGGGTCCAGCTTAATTTTTTTGTTCAACATGTTGATTTTAACGATCAGCAAATATACAATTCAAACTAAGGACGCGAAATGGCTGAAGAAGTCATGGAGTCAGAATCGTCCACTGACTCTGAAATAGTACCCCAGGACGAAGTCTCCCAGGAGGCCGCGCACTCGTCAGGCGCAGACGATAAAGAACCAGAAACGGAAGAAAGTCTTCTCAATGTAGTCCAGGACGCCCTGGACCCGCAAGAGGAGGAAGAAGAGCCGGTTCTGGAAGCGGATTCGTCATCCGAGGATGTTGTAGTTGATACGGACACGGAAGAGCTTGGCGAGCTTTCAGAAGAAGATGAAGAAGTTCTGAAAGACTTCAAAAACTTCCCTCCTTTAAACAAGCATCCACGATTTAAGCAGCTGATCGAGCAGCGGAATCAGTACCGCGAGACTGCGGATGAGTATAGCCGCATAACCGATTTCATGCGGGATAATTCGTTGAGTCCAGAGGACGCAGCAGAAGGATTCCGGGTGATGGCACTGATGAAGGCAAATCCTGCAGAAGCCTATAAGGAACTGCAGAGCAAGATACAGCAGCTGGCAGATGCAACCGGGATCAACGTCCCAAATGATCTACGCCAGCGAGTCGAGGATGGCTATATCGATGAAAACTCTGCGAAGGAGTTGAGTCGAGCAAGAGCAGAACTAAATCGTGAGAAACAGCTTCGTGAATCTGAACACAACCAACGTCTGCAGATGCAGACGAATCAGACAGTTGATCGGATTACTGAAGATGTCACGGATTGGGAAGCAGAGATAAAGGAGAAAGATCCTGACTACGACCTCAAATCAGAAGAAATCGATGACCGCGTCAGAGCGATGGTTGCTGAGAGAGGGCGTCCGAGTAATTCGGAACAGGCGATACAGTTTGCCCAGGAGGCATACGAGACAGTATCAGAACGGCACAAGCGCCGATCTCCACAACCAAGAGCGATGAAAGCGGCTAAATCTGGGAAACTGAGTGGATCCCCGGAAGCAAAGCCGCAGTCTTTGCGAGAAGCAATTGAACTGGCAATAAGCAACGGGTGATACGCTCCTTTTTAAAGGACGTAAAATGGCTTTTTCGAGCGCAGAATTGACCAATATCGCGAATGCGGCATTGGACTATTACATTGATAAAGGCAAGGTGCATGAAAACACTCTTGCCGATAAACCTCTGCTTCAAAAGATAGAAGCAGGCGCCGCTGTTTTTCCTGGCGGTAAAGAGAATGTATCTCTGGCAGTCAAAGGTGCATATGGTGATGGGAACTCTGCTACCAACGAGGTCGCGGGTTACACTCACAATGACACTGTCAGCTACATTAACCCGGCTAACATTCTGAGGGTAAATTACCCCTGGAAAGAACACCACACTGGCATCAGTGTCACTCTCACAGAATTGAAAAAGGATGGAATTTCGGTTGTTGATTCAATCGATGGTAAATCCACCTCAAACCATTCTGGCAGAGAGCAACACGCCCTCGCCAACCTTCTCGAAGACAAACTATCAGACATGATGGAGTCTTATGCTAGAGGGATGAACACTCTTCTTTATGGAGATGGAACTGGCGATGCAAATGCTTTTGCGGGCATCCGGGCTTTCATTAAAGATGATCCTACTGCAGGATCCGTTGGTGGCCTTGCGGCAACCAATACTTGGTGGAGATCAAGAGCAAATCTTGCCATATCGACTACTGCAACAGGCGATGAGTTGGTACAGCTGCTTCACCAAGAAATGCGTCAGTTGCGCCGCTTCGGTGGACGCCCTGACATTGCAGTCGCAGGAAGCGCTTTTCTTGATCGTCTTGGAGAGCAGATCCGCGCCAAGGGTAATTATACCCAAACCGGTTTTTCCAGTAATGGTGCAACCGACATTTCAATGGCTGAGATCAGCTATGGCGGACTGAAGTTCGTCTATGATCCTGCATTGGATGACCTTACTGTTTCAGGGAAAGACCCGGACAAACGATGTTACATTATCGATTCCAGCAAGCTGAAAATGCACTATATGCAGGGAGAAAAAATGAAGCGTCATTCACCGGCTAGAAGCGCAACACAGTATGTGATGTACCGAGCAATCACGACCACTTGTGTCATGTGTTCCTCGCAGTTGAATTGTCACGGAGTTTACGAAATTTCCTGACAAAATAGCGGGGCTTCGGCCCCGCCTATAACCGAAAAATAGCTATGGATGTTTACAAATGCACAGTTGCCCTTGGAGGTAATATCGGGATGACAGTTCACAAAGATGGATGTAGTGTCGCGGAATTAGTGATGCTGCGATATCTGCATGGAGATGTATCTGTCACAGAAATAGAAAAAACAGGAACAAAACCTGGTGATTCTGTATCCGAAAGAGATTATTTAAATTATTCATATCGCGCTCCAAAGGTAGCAGAAGTTTTTGGTCCTTACGGCGAACTGCCAATGAAAATTGCAGAAGCTAAAATCCCGGATTCATATTTTGCAGATCCGCCTAAAAAAGCGACAAAAAAGAAAGCCGCCGCAGCCCCAAAAAAAGAGGAACCTGAAGCAGCAGCAGAATAATGGCAAGAGGCACACAGCTGACAGTATTGATCGAAGACCTTCGATCTGAAGTTGGTCATTCACTGCAAGCCAGTTTAGGAAAAGCGACCCGCGATGTTTTAATCAACACGTTGCAACGCACTCAAAAAAGGCTTTGGAATGATTATTCCTGGCCTTTTTTAGCTGTTCGCCGGGATATCAATACTGCATCGGGGCAACGCTATTACGATGTCCCGTCTGACGTAGTATTTGAGCGGATCGAACGTGTTGAGTTTAAATGGGGAGATCAATGGCACAAAATTGAATACGGGATAGGCGCCAGCGAATACAATCAATATGATTCGGACCAGGACATCCGCAGTTATCCTGTTTATCGATATGATGCTTACGAGAATAATCAGATCGAGCTTTGGCCCATTCCTAATAACAACACCAACACCACAACCGGATCCGGAAAGATACGGATCCACGGGATCAAGAATCTATCAACATTCATTTCAGACAGCGATACCGCTGACTTGGATGACCAGTTGATTGTTCTGTATGCCGCCGCAGAAATCTTAGCCAGACAGAAGCAGCCTGACGCACAGAATAAACTGGCTCAAGCGAATGCCCATTATGCAAGATTGAAAGCGCGTAGCAGTAAATCCGAGATGTTTATCATCGGAGGTGAGATCCCGCTCAATCAATACCTTCCTAAAGGGCCGCCGGTTGTTGCTAACCAGAGCAGCAGCTGATGCCATACATCCTTGTAGAGGATTTCAAGTCAGGTCTTGACACCAGGCGAACCAACGTCACCAGTGTTCCTGGAAGTCTCGTCACATTAACGAATGCCCATCTGACCAGAGGTGGGGAAATCGAAAAGCGCAAAGCATTCGTTGCGCTTGCCACGTTGCCGGTAGATGGAAGTGGGAGTCCGGTCACAGTCGGCTTGGCGGCAGCTGGAGGCCAGACTTACGTCTTCGGATCAGCGGCATCCGCTGACGTTACATTCGCTACCGGCACTCCTACCAACGTCAATTACGTTCAGCTGCGACACCCTGAATGCGAAGCCAGTTTCCAGATTACTGGAGGCACTCAAACCACAGATACCATTTCGCAGATTACCATTAACAGCGTAACGATCATTGACACCACTATTGCGCATACGGGCAACAACGTCACAACAGCTGAAGCAGTTGCAGAAGAGATTAATCAATTTGTCAGTTTTACTTCAGGCGGCAATCCGGAATACATAGCCACTTCAGAGGGGAACAAGGTCATTATCCAGGGCTTAATTGCTCAAGGGACGGCGATGACGATCACAAAGACTGCCGGGATGGTAATCAGTAACCAGACCACGTTTGCCAGCATCAAGATGACAGAGTTATTAGGTGCAGACTTTTTCAATGGTTTTGTTTATTCAGCAGCCAGGTTTGCAGACGGAAAGATTTATCATTATTGGGAGGGTTTGAATGCAACGAACAATAGTTCTGTCACTCCAAACAACCGGGTAGCAGATTGGTTTGATGGCAGAGCTAGGGCAAGGTTTCGCATAACTGCCGGGAGCGCAGGCGGAACAGCTTCCACGGGATCCGTAACAATCACTGCAGGGACAGACAACCCTGGTGACAATGTTCGTATCATCCGTGTTAATGGAGCCCAGATCCATGAAAATGCAATTGCTCATACCGGCAACAATGACACGACTGCAACCGCCGTTGCAGCAGCCATCAACAGCTTCACCTCAACCCCAAATTACTCGGCATCCGCATCAACCAATGTGGTGACCATTACCGCTGCAGATGTTGGTGTAACACCCAACGGATATGTAGTTGCGGCAGAGGTTGATGGTGCAGTCACAGCGACCACGGCAAACATGAGCGGCGGGGTCAACAACGCGATCACTAATATCACTGTAGACGGCGTCAAGATCATCGAAACTTTTATTCCCTGGACAACGTCAAACTCGAATACGGCATCGCTGGTTGCAACAGCAATCAATGAATTTGCATCGGCCCCGGAATATGAAGCAACCGCAAATGGATCGATTGTCAATATTATCAGCAAAAATTCTGGCAGCAATCAGAACACTAAGGTGGTGGTGGTTACCTCAACCGGTAACGTCACAACTGATGATTATAATCTCGATACACTGGATGGAGGTGCAGACGATTCCAACGTAGCGGGGTTCACCCCTGGTCCGTTTGTTCTGACAGTAAAATCGAAGATGCATAGTTTGTCAGGATCGATCTGGCATCAGTCTGATATCGATAATCCTAATGAATGGAATTCTTTTACTTATAACTCAACCTTAAATACCGGAGCTTGTGCAGCAATCAATCTTTCCAACAATGCATCTGGATCGGAAGACCTAAAGGCGATTGCGAACTATTTCAACAACCTGGCAATTTTTGCAGAACAGGCGGTTCAAATCTGGTTTGCAGATGTAGATCCAGATCAATCCCAGCAAGTCCAGGTGCTGCATAACACAGGAACGATTGCACCGAATTCGGTTGTCGAATTTGGAGATAATGATGTTTTTTATTTAGATCTATCCGGGATCCGATCCCTCCGTGCGCGTGACAGTTCCAATGCTGCTTTTGTTGAGGACATTGGGAACCCGATAGATGAACTGGTGCTTGCAGAAATTCAAACCAATGAGACAGCTGCCAGGAAGGCGGTAGGGATTCTGTCTCCGCGTGATGGCAGATATTTTCTTGCCATCGGCACAAAGATTTACGTTTTCAGTTATTTCCCATCCAGCAAGATCTCAGCCTGGTCTATTTACGAACCTGGCTTCACTGTCACTGATTTTTCTTATGACGGATCACAACTCTTGTGTCGCGGATCCGATAACAAGCTTTACAGCTTGGGCGGTCCAGATAATGACCAATACGACACAAGCCCAGTGACAGTGCAGCTGCCATTTCTAGACGGATCCACGCCTGCAACATTCAAGGATTTTATGAGCCTAGATGCAACCATCACCAATGATTGGTCTATTTCTGTTGCCACGGATCCAACTGACATCCTGACCCAGGAGGATGTTGGTATTATCAACAAAACGACTTATGGCCTGGGCCGAATGACGATTACTGGTTATTCAACTCACATTGCAATCAAATTGGTCTGTTCAGCCGCCGGGGCAGCCAAGATTGGGAATCTGGCGGTCCATTATACGCCGTCAGAAGCTGGATGATTAAAGTAAAACCGATACGCGACCATGATCAGCTGGATTCAGTTTATCAAGCAGCAAAAGCCAACCAGGAAGGGATTATCGACCCTACGCATTATGTCGAAAAAGACGGGGAAATTGTTGGTGCAATATCGGTTGCAGTCGCGTGTAGCTCCTGGTGGATGCATACAGAAAAAACAGGACCGCGTGATTCCTTGGCAATCTTTCAAGTCTTAGAGGCATTGATGGAAGATCGAGGAATCAAATCATATTTAATGCCCTGCGAAGAGCGATCTCCGTTTTATAAAATTATGGAGCGGGTAGGGTTCAAGAAGCTGCTTGGCAGCTGGAGCATATTTAAAAAGGAGTAGTATGTGTTTTGGAACACCAGATACGGGTGCTGACGAAGTACGGGAAAGAGAGAAAAAACGTCAGGAAAATATTAAAAAAGGTCAAACATCAATAGACACAACATTCAATAAGTTTGATGAGCCTTTTTTTGATGATCGCAGGCAGGCTTTCATAGATTACCAGCAGCCGCGTGTCGATGATCAATACAATAACGCGCTGCGTCAGCTGACGTTTGCACTGGCTCGATCCGGACTGAACAACAGCAGCGTTGGATCGACCCGGAGGGCGAATGCTAGGGAGAAGTTTGATTTTGCTCAACAGGATATGCGCCAACGTGCGGATGCTTCTGCAAATGATGCTCGAACTGCAATAGAGAACGCCCGCCAGGAGCTGTCTGCTAACAATGCAGCTCTGGCGGATCCCACTGCAGCAGCGAATGCGGCAATCTCAAGAGCAGAAAGTCTGAATGCATTACCTAAATATGAGCCGATGCTGGATCTGTTTGGAAGTTTAAGCGAAGGATTGGCAACCCAGGCGGATCTGGAACGGCGAAAACAAAACCGATACCCGGCACTGTTTGGGACCGGCAGCAGCGCATCGATCAAGGGATGACTATGGAAAAGATCTGGATTCTGGATGAGCTTCGCCCGTATGGCGTGACGCCTTATGCCGGGAAAAGCATTTGCTTTTGCGGTGATGATAACGGAGCAAGCGATGACAACAATCCTTCAGGCGATCCAAATACCAATAACCCTCCACCGCCTCCGCCTCCCACTGAACCATACACTGAAGATGATGTAGATTCTTATGAGGAAGAAGACCTAGATTCCGAAGATAGCTTTGAGGGAATGTCTGACGATGACATAAGCGAACTTATCAGCTCCGCAATGGATGATACTGGGGATGTTGAAGCATCGTTAGCGGATAACAACACTTTTGTTGATCAAAGCGGTAACATTTTTATAAAAACGGATGATGGTGAGGTTGTACAGATTGGGTCTGGTGATAGTTTTAATACAATAACAACCGGTCAAGTTGAGCAGCTAAATCCTAATGAGTTTATAAATTATGAACAAACCGGGGATGACATCACTATTAACGAAAACGGGAATATTACTGCCTATAATGGGATGCCTATTGGGACTACGACTATCGCGTCTGATGGCACTGCGCTTACCCTTCAAGCTGATGGTACATTTCAGCAAGCTTACCAGGATCCCACAAACCCGAATGAGTTCATTAATTACAATACAGAAGATTATATCGGCACAGGATGGTCACAGAATAATGATGGGACTTGGAGCTATAACGCGCAGAATGATCTAAAAAACATCAACATTCCTGACCCGAATGAATCTTTAAACAAAAAAGATAACGATAATAATAATCTCAATCTTACTGGGACAGGAACCGGTGACACTCCGCTTTCCTACACAGACCAGCTCCGCGCTATCCAGACTGCATTCGATGATGCATTAACGGAGGATTATTATGGAGGGTTACGGCAAAGCTACCTTGATCAATTTACACCAGGATTAAACGATGCTTACGATGACGCGCTTCGTGCAATCTACCAGGGTTTCAAGGCGCAGGGTCGCATCACCTCGGATGAGCTTGCCCGGCGGAGGCAGCCGCTGGATACCGCAAAAACACAAGAGCTGACAGATTTAGGTGCAGCAGCTGATAAATTTGTCACAGCACAAAAGAAAGATGCCGTTGACCGAAAGTCGGACTTAGTCAGTTCTTTGCAGGGATTGACAACCCAGGAAGAAATCAACGCCTTTCAGCCAGAAGTGTTTGGAGGTGATTTAGCTGAAACACCGGCATATGGGGATGCGCCGTCATTCTTGGATGCATTTACCCAGGTTGATTATGATCCTGGCGCAAACCCTGTTCAGTTTACCCGTCCTGAATTAAAAACAGGCCGCTTCACCCCAAGAGAAAGTTTTGCAACCAGCAGGGTCCGATCCACCGGTGGAAGCGGATCCTCAAGAGTCATATAGAGGAAATATGTGTGATCCCGTAACAGGAGCAGCCATTGCGTCAGTAGTCGTAGGAACGGCAATGAAGAAGCAATCAGCAGATGATGCTGCATCAAAAGCAAGAGGGTTTACCCGTGATGAGATGGATCGGCAAAGCGGCTTTGAAGCTGCTGCCAGGGGTAAGCAAAATGTGGCATTGAATAAATACGGCAAGGGCAACATTCAAAGCGAGATGCGCGGTGAAAACAAAAGGATCACCGATTTGCTGAATAAGAATGTAGGAGGCCAGGTAGCCCAGGCGCCGGTGATGCGAGGTGGCAGCCCCAACGTCATAAAAGGGATCGAAGAAGCCGCGATGAACCGCGCCAAGGACCGCGCTGTTTCCAGGGGCCAGGCAATGGGCAATCTTGGTGCTTTTGGACAGGCATTGACTAATATTGCACCAAGTTTGATGCGGGCAAGGGAACAGGGCCGAATGTCCGGGAATTTTATGCGTGGCAGCGCCAATGCTCTTAACCGGGAGCTGGGGCAGGCTAGAGCAGAAGCTTACTCGCCGCTTGGAGATTTGTTGCAAAACTTAGGTATGGTTGGCACCAATTACGGCTTGAAGAAAAAACCAGACGATCCAGAAGTAGTTCAATCATAAAAGGAAGATATGTCTCAGCAAACTTATTACGATCCACGACTTGCCAAAATATCTAGTGATCTGTCCAGAGCTTTGCTGGGATCCGCGAGTGATGATGCTGCAATAGCAAGATCCAGATTAACGAATGCTCAAGCAGCTGGGGTTGAGTTAGGTAACCAGGACATTCGCAGCATTGGAGATAACCCTAGTCTTATGGAGGCTATGTTTAACCAGGCAAACCCTGGTATTAATTTTGGCGATTTTGATGATACACAACGTGCAGCATACGCAAGGTCTTACGTAAGGAATCCGAGCCAATTTGCATCCGCTGACAAGACGCGATTAGAAACCCAACCAAGCGTCAGTAAAATTAAGTCAGAAGGAGCAGCTGCCCAGCAATTAGCAAACAGCAGAGAGCAAGATGTTTTAAGAAAAACGGCACAGAATGAGGCATTAAAAAACATTAACAGTCCAATCTTTTCTAAATTAGCACTGACTTTAACAGGACAGAAGCCTGGTGAAGACGGAAATTTTAGTCCAGAACAATTAGAGGAAGGCAAAAACATAATTAGTTTTATTTTAAACAATGCATCTCCGCAGCTTGCTACCCAGGCAATTGAGCGCATGACTACTTCCCCAGATGCAAGAGAACAAGAATCACTTATAACAAAACAAGAACAAGAAAAATTAAGAGGAGAAGGATTTAAGTCAGAAGAGTCTAAATTTAAATCTATTTCTGCACAAAGAAACTTACTTCTTGACGGGATAAAAAGAGCAAGAGAGCGCATAAAGAAAAACATTGATCAGCAAGAATTGCTGCAAGCAAAAATAAAAACTGGGATGAAGCAAGGTGATGCCGATTTTCAGAAAGTAAGGCAAGAGCTGGAAAGGTTAAAGCTTGAGGAGCAAGTTCTTAATGAGGAAGCAAAAGGCTTATTGCTGGAAGAGCAAAGACTTACAGAAGAATCAAGAGGTGAGGAGTCTTTCCAAAGAGCAGAAACCACAAAAGAGAAAAGACCCGTTCAGGTTGATAACCTAGAAAAAGAAGGTAAATCGACTCAGGCAGACATAAATCTTAAAGATCAAAAGTTAGATCTTGCTGAAGCATTAGCACCTCGTGAGCTGGAAAAAATTGAATCTGAAATTGACAACATTGACACGAAAACCCTGTTAACAGATCAAAAGATTACAGATAGGATTGAAAAACGTCCTCTTGAAAAAGATAACATTAAAAAGACCGGCGAAAATATTGCTGAAAGAACTGGTTTAGTTAAGAAGAAAACAGAGGTTCTGGGTAATGAAAGCGAAAAAAATATAAAGATACTTGATGAGAAAATTAAAAAGATAACTAACGAAGTTAAGTTTCAAGACGAGACAATGGACGATAGGGTCAGTCAGGAAAAGAGCAAAGCAGAGAGCGCAAAATTAAAAGTAACAGAACTTCAAAGGAAACTGGCTAAGACTATAAAAATCCCACCAGCTCAAGCCAATGTATTTGTCAAGGGATGGACAAGCACCACCTCTAATATTGAAAACTGGAATAACATTCCCGGTGCAGCGCGGAATCAGTTATTCATGACAGCGGCTAAGGAATTTGCAGCAAATTATAAAGGAGCAAAAGGTGATGCAAACAAAGAAGATGTATTGAATTCAACACTTGCTGCAACTCAATCGCTCAAAATGGCGCCTGTTGCAATACTGGATGGTTATTTAGATTCACCAAACTTCTACATCCCTGGTCAGCTTTATAATGACATTAGCCGGGCAAAAGAACTTTCAGACAGCAAAAAGCTGAAAGAAGAAGATCCAGAAATGTTTATGGAAATGATTAACGATTTACAGAAAGTAAATTTAAAAAGGGGTTATACGCCTGAAGAAAGCAAAGACATCATTGAAGAAATATTTGGATTTAGACCAAAGGATGTAAAACAGGCAACGGAATCTGAATAATGCGAAATGAATATCTTGAAATAGCCAGTAAATATTCTGGCGTTGATATTGATTCTGTTGAGCCGCCTGAAAAAACAGATGCAGTACAATTGGTTGATGATGTTGATGAGCCTGGTAATGAATATTTCAACATTGTTAAAAATTTTAATCCACGCCCTAAGATAGTTGAAGAGCCTATTGACCTTGCGCCCGTCATCCCGGTAGAACCACCAGCTGCTCCAGCTGTAGTCCCAGACCCCCGCCAGACCCTTGACACCATTCCCCAGGTAACGCCTGTTGCTCCGCCGACTTTGGACGCACCTCCCAAGATTGAGCCAGAACCACGCGATATTAATTTTATGGAGGGATTGGAGTATGGGTTTAGGCGCACCTTGCGAGACACCAGGAACCTGGTTGCAGATTACTTTGAAACGAAGGGCCGGGATCCTGAAGCCATCCAGCGGATCCGCGACTCTGCAGATGAGATGGATGCGGCAGTCAAGAAGATGGGCTTTCAGCCCATGAGCCTGGATGAGGTTGAGGACTTTGGGACGTTTGTCGAATACGCACAGTCCACGATATCGACTTCAGGCGGGCCGATGTTGCTGTCCTTGTTTACCGGTGGCACGGCATCTCCGTTGATGCTTTCCGGGGAGCTGAATGCATCACTGAAAGAGATTGAAGGTCTGGACCCGCAGGAGCGGCTGCGCCTGGCAGGCATAGGTGGTGCGATTGGCGGAGTCCTGGAGAACCTGGGTTTGGGAATCATCATGAAGGGGATCCCGCGTGAGTTGATCGGCAAGATCGGTGCGAAGGGAATCGTCAACATGGTTGCCCGTGCAGATCGCAGAGCAGCTGGGCGGATCGCCAAGGGATTAGTTGAAGGTGGTGTAGGTGAAGCCCTGACAGAAACCGGGCAAGAAGGATTGTTTGCGCTGTTAGAACAAAAAGGTGGTGCAGACATATCTCCTGTTGAACTACGGAAGCGCCTGGTTGAGGCATTCGTTGGAGGCGGAACAGCGGGTATGACCTTACGAGGCGGAGGCCAGGTTGCAGCAGAAGTAGCCAAGGCGCCGATCGAGCTAAAACAAAGACGGCAAGTCCGTGAGCTGGAAGACATCCTTAACGAATTGCAGCAGCTGCCTGACCCTGTTGATCAAACCCTACCGCAAGGATTCGATGAAGAAATTACGCCGCCATCTGTCGAGACTCAAGAAGTGGTTGCGCCTACGCCAGAGCGCCCTGAAGTTCAGCTTCGAGAAGTGCCTTTACCGGATCCGGATAGCGTCAAGCCTGAAGCCGTTGAGCCAGAAGCAGAAGTAAAGCCGTTGCCGGTAAGGCCGCCATCTAAACCGGTTACAATGGCGGATTCGGATGAATTTTTACCAAAATATAAATTTAAAGAAACTGAATTAGGCGCACCGCAATTAAAAAATTCAGAAAAAATAGAAATACCTAATTTACCAAAAGGTGATAGGTATCAAGATTTTGAATTTCAAATTAATTACGCAGAAACCAAAGAAGGTAAATTTGCTGTCAAACCAATTTTAGGTAATAAGCTAGATGGTTATGACCTTCCAGAGTTTGCTTTCCAACCTAAAATGGATGTCTACGATACTTTGGAAGATGGTGTAAAAAATTCTTTTGAAGAGGCGAGGCAAGCGGTTAATGCGCTTATTTTTGAAGGAGATGCAGACAAAGTATTAAAAGTTTTAGATGCAGAAGAACAAAAAATACTTACAAAAATAGCAGCACCTCCAGTAAAGCCTACACAAACAGAACCTGGTCCTGTTACCCCATCAAAAGATTTAGCACCGGAGCTGCTCCCGGATCCCACAAAAAACATAACCCCTGTCCCAGATTCAAAACCCAGCAACGTCAAGACTCCCGTAGGCAACACGGACCTGGAGACTGAGCTGGTTGTCATAGACCTGAAAGACTTGAAGCAGGCAACCGGTAGGTTGCAGATCCGCGATCGCAGCAGACAGGAATCCAGGGATGAAGCGCGTAGAAGGGCGCAGGAGCTAGACGTAGATCAGATCACCGAGAACAGCAGAACCAGCGACACCGGCGCACCGATCATCGCACAAGATGGAACGATCATCAGCGGCAATGGTCGAGTGCTGACCATGACCGAGGTTTACAGAAAGAAGCAAGGGGAACTGTCACGGTATCCAACACAGCTGAAAGCATACCAGGAAAAGCTGAAACAGTTATTTCCGGATGCAGAAAATTTTGAGAAGCCGATCCTAGTCAGAAGATTGACCGGCAAGTCTGCAACTGGGGATCCGGTCACCTCGCAGCTGCTTGAGCAATTTGCAGATGAGTCGAATCAACCCGGCACGGCAAAACTAGGCAGCCAGGAACAGGCGAACCTGGATGCCAAGGTTCTTGATCTACCAACACTAAACCTTTACGCCGGTGGCGATTTCACGCTTGCCAAAAATTCCAGTTTTGTAAATGCCTTCTTAAATAAAATTCCTGCATCCGAGAAGGGTAACGTCTACAAGGATGGTGAGCTGACAGTTGATGGGTTGCGGCGAATCAAGTCTGCAATCCTGGCAAAAGCATACGAAGATCCAGAGACACTGGGGCGGATGCTCGAATCTACAGATGACAACGTCAAAGGTTTGAGCAACGGGTTGCTGGATGCAGCTCCCGCATTTGCGAAGCTGCGCCTGGATCCGGAAATACGGAAT